GGTTCTCGATGTAGTACTCGTAGTACGTCTCCAGTGTCTTACGCTCTTCAGCATAGTCTTTACCGTTGGTCCGGCGGCCTATTCTCATGGTCTTTACATCACCGTTGTCATCCAACTTGGCTACCATATGCATGCTCTGCTTCTTCTCTTTACCGATCAGAGCTAGTACTTTACTGTCACGATCAAAGATTGCTTCGTTGTACGGACAATCAGGAGAGAGCGGAATCAGCTTGAACGTCTTCTGGTTACCCCAGCTGCCGGTTACGAGCATCATTGATTTATTCATAGTTCTACAGATTAAGGTCTACAAATTTAAGTGGTTTTCTGTAAGATCTCCAAATCTTCTACAGGAATTTTTAAAGTCTCTTTCTCTAAGTCACAGGGATCACAGAGTTCTCCAATGCTTTTTAGGGTACTAACATCAACATCTAAAAGCTTGGCGTACACCTCGTAGTACTTCTCCGGGTATAACCAAGAGTCTACGTACTTGTACTCACTGGAATTTTCTCCATAGTGCGTCTTGATGGCCCGTTTGGTCATAGACGACAGTTTGGAGTACTTCCCCATGATGAACTGAAACCAGTCCTGTGAATGTTTTTGAAAATCAAAGACATAGATATTATAGTCACGGATCTTAAGGACCCTTTCAAAGTGTGGGTTGTCAAGCAACATCGTCTTTTCGAAGATCTTAAAACCTTCAGACACATCTGTCTTATAGGCACAAACTAACTTGAGGTCTTCCGGCTGGACCACACCTTCTACTGAGATGTAGATACCAGACGGGGAGAAGTTGGAGCTTTTCTTGATGCCCAGTATAGGGAACAGAAAGCACCGGGACTTCTGAAAGTACTTGGTATACAGACTATCAATCATCATTGGTTCTCTTTTAGAGAACTACCAGCCCTTGTGCGAACTCGTAAGGAAGCTCGTAGTTTTTATTGTGATAATGCCATTCTGCTTTTTCCAGGATAGCGTTGAATCTATCCAACCAGCTATTCATCGTCTTTTCCGTAACCGGGAAGGCGTAGCTTTGAAAAGCACGGTCTATTACCACAAAGTGGAACCTGGCAGTAAAGCCTGACTGAATCAAGTCTATATGCTCTTTAGTAACCAACATCATATAGATCACAGCCTGCATCCAGTATGAGTAGTACTCAATACTTTCAGGGAAGTCTTTGAGATCTTTTGACGTGGTCTTGATGTCATTGATGTAGATTACTTTGTTGTCGTAATCAATAACGATGTTATCAATAATACCTTTGAGTCCATAGACTTTATTACCAAGATCTAATTGTATCTGTTCTTCATTGATCACCTGTTTGTTATCAAACTCAGTAGTATTCATACCTAAGAGATTACAGACTTGTTGGTTGGTCTTGATGATCTCTACAGCATTCTTACAAAACTTCAGAGTATCTGCGTCAATGATGATCTTTTCCTGTCTCATCTGCAGAAAAGCCCAGTAGTTAAAGGCTTCCGGCGTCAGGATCTTATCTAGACGTTGTTGATCTGTCTTAAGTGACTGGTGATAGTTCATATCTACCAGAACATCCAGGATTGCTTTATCAAACTCTTCGAGCTTTTTCCGGGGATCACCGTTGCGTGACAGTTCTTTGTAGTGGTTAAAGACCCGGTCAACTACAGTACGCAGGTTACCGGTGGGTAAACTGGTAGGGGATACGATAAAAAGATCATTGAACTTGTCTTCTTCTAGTAACAGGACGTGGATAATCTTACCCTGCACCAGGTGGCTTTCTACTCGTTCTTCTTTCATTCCCAGTACGTACATCTGGTAAAAGACCTGTGGGTTCCAGATCAGCTTATTCAGACTACTGTACGAGAAATACATCTTCTTATTGTAGAACTCTTGTTCCATGAGTTCTACGGATTCTTGCATGATGCTTTCAAGCTTCATTGGATTCTTGTTTATATGGTTTCCATGTAATAACATCAGAGCCGCAGGTACCACATAGTGTGGCTATCCAACCTTGGGTCTGGCCGATGTTCTCTTTGGATCCGCATTTTTGACAGATATGTTCACACATGAACTCAGCCATGCGGATCATACCTTCTATTTGTTCGTCACTGTTGTTGACATAGAAGCGTAGACCTCCGAACTTCTCTTTCATCTGGGTACAGGTAACTTGTGCGGGAGAAACTCTGTTTCCGCCGGTCGTATACCTCCAGGTATTATCAATGTAATCTTGAATAGAGCCACACAGTATATCTATGACTGCCAGCCATCCGTCTGGAACATCATACCAGTTGACCCGGTGAGGATTACCTTCGTAGTCCTGAAAGATCTTCGGGTACTTTTGAATTATTTCGGTTGTAGTTATCATTGCTGAGTTTCTTGTGTCTGATCGTAGTAATAATCCAGGATACTGATAAGGCGGTCTACTAATTGTGCTTCAGACTCAAAAGCTAGTTTGAGTAACTGGTCTCTCTCTTCAAACTTTTCCTTAGAGTAATACAGAATATTTGCTACCAGCTTTTCCCTCATAGTATAGTTACTAGGAGACGGCTCTTGAATGTGTTCTTGTAACTCTATGATTTCCATATGCCTTCTTCTTTAAGAAAAGATCGAATACGTACTCGGGTAGCATTATCGTAGGTCAAAGCTTCTGTCATCTCTATAAAGTGATACAGATCTTTGATCTTGTTGTTGGCTTTGTTTAGCTCATCAATAATAGGGGGTACATAATCTTCCTCATATACCGGGGGTACTTCTTGGATCATTGCTTCAAATTCTTCGTCTGACATGGTTTTACTTTTTAGAACAGTTTTGCATATCCCTGGTATAATAACGGCCCAGGATGTTACCGTTGTAGCTGTCTGACTTGAGTACATCAAGTTTGATCTGCCAGGCCAGCTCTGCATAAGACAGATACTTTTTAGTGCAGCATAGTTCCAAGATGACTCTTCTGAATCTACCTGCACCGTACTTGGTGATATCTGCCAGCAGCTCTTTAGAAGAACCATGATATATCTGCCAGTCAGATTCCTTCACCTGGTACTCAAATGTTTTCCGAGTACCAGTGGCTTTTTTTACTTTTTGAGAGATCTTCTTTTTGCGGGTGTTGTATAAAACCTTCTTACCTACATAGGATCTGAGAGTTTCAGTATCCTGGATCATGTAAATAAAACCGTAAAGGTTTTCATGGTTTGGAAGGTCTTCTACGCAGGAGATCTTTCTATTGTTGTAGAACCAAGAATTCATAGAAGAGCATTGAGTTCTACAAATATACTGTAGAACATCTTCAGTTCTCTAGCTTTTTGTTCAGGATTGGAACCAGTCGGTTACGAACCTCTTTGGCTCCATAATCCCGGATAGAATCTGATGGGTCTTTACTCATAGGTAGAACGGCTGTCAGGATATCAGGATAGAGTTCTTTGTAACGTTCCATGGCTTTGATACCGGCTTCGTCAAAGTCAAAAAGAACGATGATCTTCTCATACTTTTTAAAGTATTCGTTCATCAGTTCTTTACGGATCAGACTGTTCTCAGAGTCAGGAGCAATGTAGTCTACTGATAGCTTCAGGCTCTTTAGGGCCATGATGTCTTTCAGTGAGCTTGTGATCACCAGGAACCGGTGATCTTTTAGCTGCTCAGAACCCTGGACATAGTCTGAAACTTTGATGAACTTCTTATCATGTGTCTTGGGCTGATAGATCTTGTATAGTGTACCGTCGGCTTTGAAATACCCGTATAGATACAGACCCCGGATAGTCAGCTGTTTACCATCTTTTTCCATGCAGTAATACTCCAGGGGAACTACCCGGTGTTCACTAAGTAGTTTACTGCCTATGTTAAATTTGGTCCAATAAGTCTGATCCTGGGTAGACCAGGACCGGGTAACGATCGAGCTGACTTTATACCGGCTGGACTGTTTGAACTCTTGTACGTTATACCCGCCGTTGTTATGCAGTACAAAGTCGTTAAACTCTTCGATGACCTGTTGACAGGCTTGATGATAGGGCTTCTGTGTGATCTCTTTTACCAGATCAATAGCGTCACCCCACTTGCCGGAAGAGAAGTCTTTGAACTTATATACTTGACGAGCATTGTCAAAGTAGATGCACATAGAAGGCGTGCGTTCCTTAGTAAACAAGCTCTTGATCTTCACATCATCACCCGTTAACTTTTCTTTGAGCTTACAGTAGTGCTCAAAAATCCACGGTACAGGTACATCTTTGATGTCATGTACCAAGTTTTTAGTCTTGAACATAGTACTGGGATTAGAAGATAAAAGAAGGGGAGTGTAGAAACACCCCCCGTTTGTACAGCTATGAAAAGAAAGCTTTTTACATGTCAAAGTCATCCGTAGCAGGTTCAAAACTGCTTACCGGCTTAGTGACCAGAGCTTTGTAATGATACTTGTTGTTCTTATCAAACTTGTCCAGCTTGGTTTCGTCTAGAGACGCAAACTTATACTTGGGCAAAGACAGCTTGATAATGGTTTTACCGTTGTACTCTTCTTCGGTACCTTTGAGGAACCAGTACATCTTCTTACCTTCTACCAGGTTCAGGACTTTGGATACCCACTCTTCGATAGAGTTGGCCTGGATCTGGTTGAGCTGGTCACGCAGACCGAGTTCGGTAGCAATGATGCTCAGCTTGTACATAATCTCGTTACGAGATACGTTGGGGTTGTTGAATTCATCCGTCCAGATGGTAGCAGCAACGCGCGCTGTTTGACCCTTGTACTTAGGTCCTTCCGGGTTATCTTTACTGATGGGCCAACCTTCAAAGTTATCCAACTCAGGTCCCTCGAGATAGAGCTCCAGTACTTTTTTGTCTCCTTTGCTGGAGGTTCTGAGCTGGCCGCTGTTAATGTGGGCATAAACTACCCCTGCTTGTAATGACTTAGAAGTACCGCCGGTCTTGACTTCCTGTCCTTGAGTGCTAAACATACTGTCTGTTTTTTATAGTTAAGGATGAAAACTCAGTTTTCGTATTCGTGAATTGCTTTCTTCACAAATGCCAGATCGTTGGGGATCTCAGTATCTGTAAACATACCCCAGGGACTTTTACAAGTGTTTTCACCGTTGTTGGTGGTTTCAAACACGTAGCGTACGCCGCCCTCTTTTTCTTTCTTGACTTTGCCAAACAGCACGATGGAGAACAGACCTTCCAGGGAAAGCTTTTCGTCTACCATTTTGCCGATCGTCTTTGCTTTGACTTTACGTTTGCCTTCGATGTCAGTGGACTCTTCAGCATGCGTAAGAAACACGACAGTCAAATCATCTCTGAGGTCTTTGGGAAGACGGGCAATACGAGCCAGATGTGCACCGATACGGGTGAACTTCTCGTAGCCTTTTTCGTCTATTGAGTCAAAGAACTCAAAGGAACTCATGTACTGGAAGTCATCCACTATAACAGTCTTGATCTCGGGTCGTTTTTCGTTGACATAGCGTAAACACGCTTCTATCTGCTGAGCGGTAGATCCGCTGTACAGGTTACCTGCTGGATTGTCTTTACTCCACAGGATATACTTTTTCTTCCAGCCTTTAAAAGGCAGGGGCTTGTTAGCCACGTTGATGATAAATGTCTCGTTAGGATCGAGAGATTGAATACTGGTAGACTTACCAGAGCCGGACTCTGCAATAACTAGGATGCCTTGTGCCATATTACTTGTTTGTTCTTATCAGTTCGTTAAGCCATAACTTGGTGCTAACCGGTTTACCGGTATGAATAGCATAGTAGTCACGGATTGTCATCTCTGAATATGGTGCATCAGCTATAGGCTCGGGAGCTCTATATGATGTCGTATTCTTTTGGGGTGTTGAAGTAACAGCTTTAGATCTGGGCTGATCTAATAAAGCAGAAGGTCCGCTGATTGCTACGCTGGCTGGTGTAACCATACGCAGTTCTTCTAAAGGTACGAGGTAAGAACCTTTCTCGTTCATCTCATACTCTTCATCAAACGATGGATTATATGATACTTTGTAAACTGTTCTGTTGGTATCCAGCGGCTCAAACTCTCTACTTGTAAGTTCAAAGTAAAAACCATTTTCTCTTTTAAACTCAGAAGCAAAGATGCCGACTACTTTACGAGCTTGCTTGTCGTAAAATGGGATCTTGATCTGAAAGTCCAGTCTGGTAGCACCGAGTTCTTCCAGCATGGGAGCGTGAAAAGCTCGTATTTCTTCCAGGACCTGAGCTTTGTATTGTTTTTGGTCATCAAGTGACAAAGACTTAAACTCATCAAACGAGAGTCGTCTTCGTGTGTTTTGGTACTGTGCTGTTGTAAACATGGGAATTGTAGTTTAAAGTTCTTCACCGATAGGTGCGGATACGTTTCTTGAAAAACCGGTACGCTGGGATAATCTTGTAAACGAACCATCAGGTCGGTCCGGGACCGCCGGTGGTACTTCGATCATTCGCTGGGTTTTACCGTCCATCTTCATGAAGATGATACTGTTGTCTTCACTACCGTTACGGATCTTGAGTAGATGCATAAAGACGTCGTCTTTTTCTACCCGGTACGCGTACGGACCGTAAGACTTGATATCCATCTTGTAAGGACGAGATAGTACTACTACCATGTCGGATCCTTGCATCAGGGCGTCACCGCCAAAGATGTCAGAACTGGTCGGGTAGTTAGCAATACTGGAAGGAACCTTGCGGATAGCTTCTTCCATGGTACGGTTCATCTGGGTAATCATGATGATGATAACCGGGATCTTACGTTTGAGACTCATCAACATCTCTGTGGTGTTGTATAAGACGTCAAACTTGTCTTTCTCGGAACTGCTGCGTTTGATCAACCAGCTGTGGTCGATCGTAACGATCAGGGGCTTGGCCCCACCATCTACATACGCTTGTTTGATCTCTTGTTCCATCTCTTGGTGAGTAAGGGACTCAGAGATAATGTCTCTTTTAATACCCTGTTTCTCCATCATGTCACAGACATTGATATACTCTTTGATCTGATCCAGGATGAAGTCATCAAGTTGTTGATTGGTACTAAGGATTACTCCGTAGTCTTGAGCTACTTCTCCGGCAAACTGCCTGGAAGCGTACTGCTCGTCACCCATCTCGAACTGAAACTCCAGGATATTAAACTTCTGGTCCGGGTTCTGACGATGAGCTTCCCGTAACATTTGGGATACAATCATCGTTTTACCTGCACCAGGACGGGCTCCGATCGTTAACATGGAGCCCCACTCCAGACCGCCTACGCCAGCGGTATTGAAACTGGGCCATGGAGTCTTAAGACTTTTGATGTCCCCGTTTCGTCGTTTCTCGACATACTTGAGACCTTTTCGTAATACCGACGTGTATGTCTTCCGTCGGCCGATATTCTGAGGTACTTCCATACAGGAGATGAAGGTTACTTCAGAGTGTACTCTCCAACAATACGTCTATGTTGTTTAAGATGCGCGTTTCTCCTCGAACTTCGGCTTCATAGACCAGCTTGTTGACTATGTGTTCTAACATCGGAAAGCTGATAATCTTGTAGTCTTTAGTGTCAGAGAAAGCAGCATCTGGCAACTTGTCAAAGAACTCTCTGAGGGTTGTGGATACTGTAGACATGTGCTTCTGTGTTTTGTGGGGTGTAAATTTAGAGAACTTGTTATAGAACTCCAAAATAATTTCTACAATATTATGCCTCGTTATTGAGGATCTCGGGGTTGTCTAGGATCATCTGACAGTAGTCTGCCAGTAAAGACCGGGAAGCTTTGGTGAAGTTATCCGTACGTTGGATAAAGTAACTGCTGGTGGTCATGTACTCCAAGTTCTCTTTAGTCTTGGTGTAGATATAGTAGTCTGTAGCATCCAGTACTAGGGCCCAGTCATATTCCGGGTAAGTCTTAAAAAACCAGATAAACTTCTCTTTGAGTTCCTGAACTGTCTGCCGGAGTAGTCCGACACGAGGAACCCGTTTTGCCGGAAAAAGCTCCCGGTATGTTTTGATGTGAGTAAGTGCATCTGTACCTAACAGTTCTGAAGCAACCTTCTTTTTAGTCTTGACTAAAAGCGTTTCAAACTCATCCAGAATAAAGATTGCTCCTGGGGTAAGATTTCCATTTGAGTCAATGTGACCTCTGCTTTCTGCTACTAGACGTTCAGCATCTAAATTAATGATGCTGGTGGGCTTGATCTTGTATCGGCACGAGTCCAGGAAGTATAACTGGTTCGGACTCACATTGTACTTGATCAAGCTTTGCCATAACTGATGACTCATATTGTTGCTTTATATGACTAAGAATAGCTGAATACTTATGCCGAAAGTTTTCATCTGTTTCGATCCAGTTTTTAAAGTTTGTAACGCTGTTGATTACTGTAGTATGATCCCTATTACCTATACTTTTACCGATCGTTGTAAGACTATACCGCATCTCACGAGCCAAGTAGCAGTAAATACTTCTGAGCTCTACTAGTTCTCTGGATCGTGAACGAGATTCTAAGTTTAGAATAAACCCTGCAACCTCTGGAAGGAAAGGATCAAAACACTTTTTTAGTACAGAAAGATGCATGTAAGGGATAGCTACATCTGTGTTTACCTGAGCTGCAGTCATAACAGTAGGGTAGTACCCTAACTTGTCAAAGAAGTTTTCTCTAAACTGTTCAATCAGCTTTTTTTCTAGCTGTAAGGCATAGGTCTTACTTTCCATATTGATCTTATTTGGGTCTACAAATATAGATAAGTTCTCTAAAAAAGTTGTATATTATATTGTAGAGGTCGGTCTAGATTCTACAGTTTTAAAGTTTACGTAAATCTTATATGATGACAAAGAAGTTCTACGCCCAAAAAGATGCTTTGGGGTGGCCTATTCCTAGCACCATGATGAGTGGTACAAAGGTACCGGCTAATCTCATTGAGATTCCTGCCCAAGATGTTACTGCTGGTGCAGGTGAGACCGTAATCATTCATCCTAGCAAGCTTCGCTATTTTGTCCGTAAGGATGAAAAAGGAAATATTATTCCTAACAGTCTGATTATCAGTCTGAAGAAGCCCGCTGGAAATGTATACGAGTTCAAACTTGTAAAAGCTAGCTAATCATGATGAAGGAGAGTTCTGCTAACACGCTGAAGCTTTGGTTGTTTCCAAGCTTAGTGTCCATTATTGGACTACTGATCTGGAATGATGTCACAGAAATAAAGTCTGACATCAAGGCTCTTATGGCTCAGAGTAACATTGACAAGACCCGGATCGACAACCTGGAAAGGCAGGTGTATGGGCAGATTACGAGTGTGCCGGACGATCCTAAGAAAGACAACGCGGTTTGGTTCTCCAAGTTTGCCCTGATTCCCACCAATGAGGTCAGGGTAGGTAGAGACTCCGGTAAGAAGTCTTGACCCGCAAGTATAAAAACCACAAGTTATCATGTCTCTCAAAGCTCTCAAACTTATTACGATCATACTGCTGCTCATCCTGCTGGTTATATTGACAAGGGCCGGGTGCAGAAAAGTAGTTCAGTGCTTTAAGAAGCCTACTGCTGATACGGTGATCGTGCATGATACTACCTGGCTGGTCCGGGATAGCATCATTTATAAAGAGATGGTTGTCACGGAAACGATCTATGATATTGATACTCTTCCGCCCCAGTATATTCCGGATACAAACTATCCCAAACTTAAAGCGCAGTACGAGACGTTAGTGCAGCTGTTTCTCTCTAAGAACATCTATAGAGACACGATTATGATTGACAGTATCGGTTATGTTACAATAACGGACACTGTACAGCATAATACCCTGAACAACAGGGCTTTTACGTATTCGTATAAGATTCCTCAAGTAACAGAAACAGTCACAATCGTAAAACCCGAAGTCAAGCGTAACGAACTTTATATTGGAGGCGGCATCAATACTTTTAAAGTCTTTGTGCCTTTTTCTCTAGAGGCAGGTTTGATGCTCAAGACAAAACGCGATCATCTCTACGGACTTAAGGTCGGCTCTGATATCAACCGCCAGGTCTATTATGGATTCCAGTCTTACTGGAAGATCGGCAAGAAGAATAACTAATACCTAATCCCATATGAAAAACCTAATCAGTACTTTGTTAGGGCTGCTCAAGAAGAAGAAGCCCGTAGTTGAAACCCCGGTAACCATTTTGCAAGAGATCAAAGAGGCTCCGAAGCCTGTTGAAGTTAAGCCTGCGATTTCTGACGTTAAAGCTGTGCTGACACCTGCAGCAACAGATCAGGCTACTCCAAAAAAAAAGAGGTATTACAAGCCCAAGCCGAAGAAAAGCAACGGTTGATCCAAGCTCTGACGTTCATGAACCTTAAGCTTGATAAACTTAAAGGGTATGTACCCGATGCTGTGATCGCACAGATCCCGGATGTAGTCCAGAAAATGGGAGTAAACACCCCGTTACGCCTGGCTCACTTCCTGGCACAGTGTGCACATGAGTCTGGTGGGTTTAAACTGGTTCAAGAGAACCTAAATTATTCTGTCAAAGGTCTTTTATCTGTCTTTAAGAAGTACTTCCCTACGGAAGCTTTGGCTGCAGCTTATGCCCGGCAGCCGGTTAAGATAGCCAATAAAGTATATGGTAACCGTATGGGTAACGGTCCAGAAAGTTCAGGGGATGGGTATAGATATCGGGGTAGGGGATATATCCAGCTCACTGGTAAATCAAACTATCTAACTTTTGATGCGTCGGTACCCGATAATATCATAGAGAATCCAGATCTGGTAGCTACAAAGTACCCACTGCTTAGTGCAGCATGGTTCTGGAGTAAGAATAATCTGAACGCACTGGCAGATAAGGGAGCTACTGATGCTCATGTTACTGCCGTTACCAAACGAGTCAACGGTGGAACCAACGGTCTTGCTGACCGTCTTAAGTATTTCAAGAAGTTTCATGCACTGTTGAGTTAACAGCAATCTAAAACATAGACCATGGGTAAAGGTAAAGGCGGAGGTGCTCACAAGATCACCTTCGGAAAGCGTAAGAAAGGTCAAGCTGCTAAGAACCAGGGACCGAAACAAAAGCGGATGTCCAAGTATCGCGGACAGGGACGCTAACTAAAACTTTACAGTTATGAGTAACGAAATAGAATCAAGTAAGCTTGGTTTTGAAAGACTTTTGCACTCTATTATGAGAAAGCGGTGGATGATCACTGCCATGGTGCTGGGTGCGTTCATCCTTATTGTAGCCGCTATCTTTACAGCCATTGAGTTAGACAGCTCGATAGCGGGTGAGTGGAAAGAACTCTTGCTCCTTATGCTCGGTGCTTTTATCGGCAGCTATGGTAAGATCATCGACTACTGGTTTTCTGATAACGACAAAGACAAGATCCTGGTACAGAAGATGGACGAGGAAGACGGTACTGCTATGTCTAAAGCCAATGACTTTAGTAATAATCCTCCTCCGGCACCGGTTGCTGCAGTTCCGGAACCAATTATAGATCCGGTGCTGGCTACCCTGATGGGAGCTAAGCTAGCTAGTAAAGAAATAGATGAAGATAATGACGGTTCAGCTGATGGTCTCGATCATGACGATGATGGAAAGATCGACGAATACTTTAGTCATAGACAGTGTGATCATATCTGGGGAGATAGTGATCAGGACGGAGACCTAGAGTGTCTGAAATGTGGTAAGATCCTGGATCCACAATAAAGAAAGATAAGCCGGTAGAAGAATCTACCGGCTTTTTGTATATTACGTATGTTCTATTTTACCACATGCCCTTTACTATCTACTTTCTTGATTGTCTTTCCATCAAAGACAACAACCTGGTTCCGGCGTGAGTATTGTGCAATAACATCGTCATCAAAAGAGGAGAACCGGGCCCCGTTAAGACCTATAAAGAAAGCTCTGTCAGTAAATGTATGACACCTGTCTTCTGCATCTGTAATGATGATGCCGTTACGATCTACCCGGGCTATGTTCTGCACCGCTACGTCAATGGTAGTACCGCCTTCGGTGTCAATCATAGAAATGGAGATCATATCGTTACGATACTTTTTAAGCCGGGTATCAAATAGATATACATCGTTGAGCATGTCCATCTCTTTGAGTTTAGCTACCATGGATTTGGCAAACTGGATCCGGCTAACGTCTTTACCGTCTAGATCCTGTACACCACAACCAGAAGACATAGAGCCTGAGATATCTATGTACACGTCGATCTTTCCCACACTTTTGGTGTCTTTTACCTGTACGTCTTCAGCAAAGATCTTTCTGAGCTTGGGATGAAGCAGTTCATAGTCTTCAAGACCGGAGATATCCGTGGCGTTGAACAGATCCTCGTACGTTATGATCTTCCGGGAAGAGAAGTAGCTTGCACTTTTATCCAGGAGCTTCTTGAGCTTATCTTTCAACGCACCCATAGAGAGCTTGATCTCAGAGAGCTTGGCTGCAATGGTGCGGATATACTCCGGACTCATCTTACCAGCCTCCGGTGTACCGTCATTTTTACCAGGCTTATTAGCTTGATCAAACATCTTTTCCTGAATGTCTTTGTCTATGTTTTCATCCATAGCTTTACAGGTCTCTTGAGCTTGATCTAACGCCCGGTCCATGGCTTTCTTAGAAGTAGCCGAATCGGTCATTTTATCAAAGGCTTTCTGGGCAGCTTCACTGTCAAAGTCAGACTCTTCGTCTCCGTTAAGACCTTTTTGCATCTGATCATGAGCTTCCGGATCTATGTATTCCAGCTGCGTCATTTGCATCAGGTAATACATCATCATGTTACGGGTAAATATTGCTGACTTCATGTTAGACCCTTCGGTCATGATCTTACCTACCGGGTTGTTGGCTTTTTCCAGGAACCGGTACTTGGTCTCATTACCTGAAGTACGCTCTTCAAACTCAAGCTTCTGCATCTTCTGGTAGTACATCTTAAAGATGTCATGCTTCAGATGCTTGGGAAACTTTTCATAGTTCTCTTTGAGCTTCTTATGAAACTGCTGCAAGTCAGGTTTCTTATCAGCTTCTAAAGCTTTAAACTTTGATGACTGAGCAAAATGAGCAAACTCTGTTTGTACTTGACGGGTGTCCTGAATACCAGTTTCAACTATGTGGTCGATTTTACTTTGATCAATGTAGTGTAAATACGGCTTGATCAGATCCGGCTTCTTATAGAAGTCCAGTTTACCAAAGAGACCTTCACTTTGTTTATAGTGAGTTTTGATCTCACCTTTTTTTACTTTCTCAAGAATCGTGTATACGTTCTTGTATTGTTTTCTAGCAGCCATATTAGAGGTTTAATAACAGATCGTAGAGCTCCTGGAGAGATCCCGGCGTTATTACCGGGATCTCTTTTTCAGGAGGTTTTATACCAATGTATCTTCTACGATCGTTTGTTAGAAAGGGAGGTTAACAGCCTCGTGAGGAGCTTCACTCATCATGGCGTCAAAGTCTGCAGACGTAGCTTGAGTACGGGCCGGGTGGTTAGCCAGGATATACTGCATAGACAGCTCGATCTCTTCTACCTGGGTTTCATCCATGATACCACGGGTGACATAGGTATTGATCAGAGACTCGATGTCTGCAATAGAGAGCTCCAGCTGCTCGTTGGTAGTATAGCTGTGCAGCATCTCTACCTTCGACATGACAGCTTTAACCTCCGGACTCATCAGCTTGTTCTGCAGTTCTGAACCGGCAGACTGACCGATCATGATCTGAGCTGTTTTAACCAGGGCTTTGTCAATAGAGATATCCCAGACATAGCTTACGGCTTTAGCCAGCTTCGGTACGAATGTCAGTGTACGGTCAGAGCTGTGGGTGTAACCTACTTCGAGATACTTCTCCAGTTTGTTTACCGGGATCTCCAGCTGATCAATTTCTGCACCGCTGGGTACACCGATAGAGAACTTCTCACGGTAGCTACGAGCACCCTTCTTGTAGTACTTCACCATCTCACCGGCAGATACGCGGTTAACTGTCATCTTCAACATGAAGCGGTCCCAGAACGGAGAGTCTTGCTCATCCTTGGGGATCTCGTTACAGGTAGCAATGAACAGCTTCCACTTACAAGGGATCTTGTGCTTGCCATTGAACAAGAACTTCTCGTTCATCACACCCAACATGGCGTTACGGATAGCAGAAGAAGCTTTATCCACCTCGTTGATGACAACGATCTCTGCATCAGCAATGGGGGTGGAGAGCTCATACTTGTTCTCGGTAAAGAGCTTTGAAAGATCCGGCATACCCTTGACTTCTGAAGCCTTGGTACCCTCGTCTGTTTCCAGGATATAGATCTTCTCAGCAAAGTCTTTCGGGCTCATTTTTCCGTCACGGTTGAGCCAGGCTTTAGCGTACTCGATGACAGTTTTGGTCTTTGCTACACCGGGTTCACCGATGAGCAAACAAGGAAGTCCGGTAGACTCTGCCAGGGCCAGCATCTTAAACACTTCTTCTTTGTTGATCAAAGAAGTTTCAATGGTACGTACGTCTTGTGCACTTTTCTTAGTGATTGTCTTCACGATAGATTTGTTTAGTTTGTTAACACTGGTTTTGACACGATCATCTGCTGCGTTAGCAGGAATAGTTACTGAACCGGTAGCAGAGTCATGAAAGGCTATACCACCAGCTAAATCTTGTATGCTTTTTACAAGTACAAAAGACTCTTCACCAATCATTCCTCCGTAGGCAAGATTACCAACATCGTTAGGCTTACTGTTGGTCGCAAGGTCTTTTTCTTTTATACTATAACCGGGTCTGTCACTATACTTACCCTGACTTTCAATAGTCACCAGTTTACCTATGGTATCGGGATTGCACCCATAACCACCTGTTATAATCGTAACTAAATCACCGGGTTGGAACTTATATGTCATCATACCAGTTAGACTTTGTGGAGGATTAGACCGTGTAACAACTGTAGTTGCTTTTACCCAACGATGGATACCTCCTGAGGTTTGTTGAACTTCCCAGATATTTCCATCGTTACCGATCTTTTTTGTACCCGGTTTATAGATGGTAGCACTATCCGTAGGGCTGGGTCTCTTACTCTTATCCATAGTAAGATCAGATGTTGGCAAAGGCGTCGAGCTCTGCGGTTCCTCCGGTAGAGAACTCATCTCCTCCTGTACGTGTTTCCGATACAGCTCTTCCAGTACTCGTACTGCTGCTTGTGTGATTGATGTCTGAGAGTCTGGGGGTTGCATTTTCAACAGGTTTTGATACCCTTGCCAGACTGCTATCATCTTTGGAGTCACTAACGGGAACGGCAGCTGGTTCATCAGTCTTCTTTGTGTCGTCAATGATATTGAATACTGTGACGTTCGTCTCGGCGTTTTTAAGTGCCGGATGTTTACGGATCATTGCAATCTGCTGGTCTTTAGCACCATACTTGTCTTGGATATTACCATACCCAAGGTCGTCACGCTTCAGCCATGTGAGGCCGTTGTTGAGGTCTTCGAGGATCTGAGATACATACAGATCTACTTGCTTTACTGCCATAGTTGTATTGATTAAAAAGTTTTACCAAGTGATTTGAAACTGGGGACCGTTGTTCTGTGTCAAGATTTCATTGGTCTTGTTAAACACATCGTTACAGTCCCACGTTGTTTTTGTGTACGCAGCCGACGCAGGGTGGCTGGCTTTTAAGATGTAATGATTCTGACCGATGACTGATTCTAACTCCTGGGCTTTAGCTCCCAGTAAGATGAAGATCAGTCCTGAGTTAGTCAGACTCAACATGTCTAATACATACATGATGAAGTCTTTCCAGATGTCATAGTGGGTACCCACTTTATCTACCTGGGTGGTTAGTGCTGTGTTAAGAAGCAATACGCCTTGTTGAGACCACCGGGATAGATCCGGATCCATGTGTGTGGGATATCCCTGGTATGCCGTCTGCTCTATAGCCTCAAACAGGTTCTTGAGACTGGGCTGCGGTTTACCAGTAAGTCCACATGAGAAAGCAATCCCATCAGCCACACCAAAGTGCGGATAGGGATCTTGTCCAATAATTACTACTTTAAGATCACTCGTCGGGCATTCTTCAAAAGCCCGGAAAGCATACTTCAATGGTGGCGTAAACCGCTTACCTTCATCTCGCTCCTTTAGCAGGTTCTCGAGAATCTTATCAAAGTCAGAACTCTGAATAAACCCCCGGAGCTTTACCGCCCACCCGGACGGTGTTAGCTTTTCGATCAGCTTGCTTTTGATTTCAGCAAGATCTACAGTTTGTGTCATAAAGTTCTCTAAATTTGTAGGAAACGTATCTTATGGCTACATACACGACAATCAAGGCTGATGTTACTTTTGATATTACCGTTGGTGGAAACACACTTATTAGTCTACAGAAGCTGTTGTTATTTTTGCTTGCTGACAAAACTGAAGAAGAGATCCAAGAGGCTTATCAAAAGATCATCAACAAAGACTTTGAAGAAGAGTGGATCCAGCACTACGCTTTCTTGGCTTATATGATTCAGTATCTTGAAAAAACAGCATCTGAAAAAGGATTGGCTACTTTAGAAGATCTTGATAAAGATCCTACCAAACCATAAGTCCTACTTCTTCTCCGATCTCCATGGCTGCTTGAATAGCCAGACTTAGCTCATCTTTAGAACACTCAGCAAAACTCTTAGCCAGGAAGTATTCTTTACCGGATACTTCCCTGGCTATACAGAGTCCTGCTTTATCTTTGACTAAGATCTTCATGTTCTCTACCGTCTCTCCGATATGCATAGCTAACTGCTTGATTAGAACGTGCAGTTTAGCCAGCTGCGGGAGTGTACCATCATCGTGCTGCTCCTCATAAAAGAACTCTACAATCTGACCCTCCGGAATATGTGATACAAACAGCTCGTACTGTTTAGCTGCACTCAGTGAAGCAAACTCCAGGCGGCCGTTACGTTTGACATACTTACCGTTGAAATGAAGATTCATGACTACTCATGTTTACATCGTGATACTTGATCTTGTTCTGGTCCAGGTCTTTTAAAGCTTCCGTGACCCACCGCTCGTCTACCGTATTCTGGTAGCAGAGTATGTGCACCACCGCTGTGTCGTCTGGGTTCAGACGAAGCAGACGTCCGATACGCTGTGAACTCTTGCGCTCGTTGCCGTATGCATGCATAATGATCCCAGCCCGAAGGTTTGGAATATTGATACCCTCGTTGAGCTGCAGTACACAGGATAGCTTGTCAATCTGGTCTTTCTTAAACATGTCAAGGTTTACTTCTGCGTCTGGGTTCTCGGAGTGTACCGAGTGACTGCATACACGATCTGCCTGGGCTTGGGTGTTACAGAAGACAATACACTTTTCTTCTATTTCTTCCAGTAGATACTTGGCGTAGTCTTCTTTGGTTCGAAAGTCCATCAGGACCCTCATTCGCATAACGGACGAGATCTGTTCCTGCTTCTTACTCTGGGCTTCCATGATACGTTTGCTCCAGTAGTCATAGCTTTTACGCTCAGAGGTCATGAACGTACTGTTCTTCATAGTTACCGGTATCGTATTCTGGGTACTTAATGGCATCCGGTGTACGATGATCCGGTAATCATTCAGGATCTGATCATCTACCGCGTCATCGGTGATGTACTTAAACATCACAGGACAGTACTTACCGACGATCCTGCCTTTTTCACTGTTGTGATACCGGGGCGGAGTACCCGTCAGACCCAGTACTCTACCGTGGTAGTTAGCCAGGAAAGTTTGATGGGACTCTAAAAGACTGTGACACTCGTCCAACACCACTATGTCATAGTGATGCGGGTTATGTTTGTTTAGTGATAGATACGTGGTAAAGGTGACCTTCTCTAGGAGTTCCTGGGGAAGGCCAAACTTTACTGCGTCATCTTGCCAGCTCTGAAATATGCTGAGCTTTGGAGCCACCACCAGCACATTGAGCTTGTACATGTTAGACTGCTGGTAATGGTCCAGGTATCGTAGTCCGATGAGGGTTTTACCGACCCCCATGCTTAAGGCTAACGAACAACATTTGTGATTTAAAGCAACTTCTATAGCATCAGCTTGTATACTGTCTCTTGTATTTTTTTGTTTCACATAGCTCTTTTTTAGTAATACATTTCTGTTCAGGTCTAAGCAAGAAATGCCTTTTATATCTACTAACTACTCTTTTGTTTTTTAAGTTTATAGTACTGTTGACTACGGATTGAGAGTACTTTAGCCCGGGATAAAGCTCTTCTAACTTTTTAGCAGCAGCCCGCTCAGATTCATAAGTTCCAAAACAGTTACAGTCTATATCGTATATTGTCACTGGTTTTTTTTTATCATCATGCGTAGGATATTTTAATAAACCCATTAACTTTTGCTGTTTTAGAGTAGCTGAGATTTTTCTTCTAGACTCTTGAGAAGGAGTATTTCTAATAACTTCTAGTGTGATATTATATGCTGGTTCTAGATTATTAATATACTCCTGTTCTTTTTGGACTAAAAGTTCTACAGGAACTTCTTCAAGAATTGAGACCTCAAAGCAGTTTTTACCATGCTTATTATAACTGTTTTGAAGATGCGGGTTGGCATGAATACCTCGTCGCAGCTCTGACTGATGCCGTTTTAACCTATGGTATATATTTTTACTACTACCGATATACTGTTTTTTGTTACTAGTATTAGTTATACAGTATATACCACAAGTTTTTAAACCAAAAGACCTTGGAATTTTCATAGGGTTTAGATTTGTTCTATAATATAATATACTAATATTGTAGAACTTTTACAAACAAACCCATCGAGATACCCAAGCCACAGCGTTGATGCCTGAAGGCTATCTCCAGGGCTTGATCCTGGATCTCATTACGTTTACTCATAGCTTACCATTCAAATCTTTCTTTCTTTACAGGAGTCCAGGTTTCTACCGGAGGATCAATATTGTAATACGCCTGATAGATCAGCTTAAGATTAGCCATGGTCTCTGCATCAGCATAACCTATGGTACGCTGCAAATCATTGTTCAATACAGCTTGTACAAAACCGCTGTTCTGAAGAAGACGTTTGTCTCTTCCAAGCAACAAGTAAAGCATTTGTGTTTTAACCGGTTCAGTAGCTGTATACTTATTACGAGCTAACCAGTAATTGATGTCCCGAGCATAGGCGTTTACGATCTCCTGGGTAGTATTCTCTGTAACGTTCATGTTAATCGGTTTTCTGATAGTCCTAATTCTTTAGCTTCTTCTGGATTATTCTCAGCCCAGGTATGACAGTTACGACACAGAGCTCTCCACTTAGACATGTTTAGATAATTATCTCCTACACGACCTGCTGTGTGGTGCACATCGGTAGCCTCCCCGGTACATCCGACCAGTTTGGCCTGACATACCGGATTGGCTATCAAAAAGAGCATGCGTTTCTTGCTGTACTCGTCCAGTGCTGTTTTTTGTTTAGCAGACACGGGCTTGAGTTTCTTTGGTTTTTCTATCTTATACCAACACTCTTTGCAATACTTCGCTTTTTCATGGCTCTTCCAGATGTGTTTGAGCTCTTTGCAACCATTACAAGGTTTCAGTTTTGTCTGTATCACTTACGTAGTTTGTTTTAGGTCTGATGATCATTGCATCTTTAACAGACTTACCTAGTACACCAACAGGTTGACTGATCAACTGAAACTCAACAGGGCCGGAGTTCAGGAGTTTATTAAGTAACATTCGTTCCAGCTCGTCTTCAGGAGATAGTATCAACTGGGTTTCCCCATTACTAACAAATATTGCTTCCATGAGTGATTACGTTAACTGAAAAAAGTTTTGTGGTAGAAAACCCATCTCTACCAGCTTATTAGCGACAGCTTCCTGGGTAAGTCCCAGTTCTTTGAAAGAATACCTGGCAGTAAACGCCCGGTTGTACCCTTTAACAGTGCTCATGTCTTTTACGACTTTAGAGTGGGGAAAGAGTTTAGACAGCAAAGCATCTACTTTACAGTCCATGATCTCTTGTTTCCACCGGTTCAAAAAGAACTGAACGCGGCGGTGCAGAGCTGTGATCCGCAGAATATCTTTATGAGTCAGCGTCATAATCTCAGATTGATCATAAGCGTTGATACCATAAAGAGCTTCGGCATACAGCTTCTGTTGAATCTTGTTGAAAGCGGGCAGGTCAAACGTCTGGTACAGACTACGTCCAAGATGCTGCAGATTATCTACTTCTTTGTTCTTGTACGGAATGTACTTAGGTTTGTTGTCGTCTCTAAAGGATATGATAATACCCTTAGAGTTAGCCGTGATGGTTTTGTTCGGATTGTAAGGCATCTTCTACAAATTAGAGAGGTGAAGGTATACAATATGTCTCAGTTCTGCAAATAAAGAGGCCCAAACCTCTACAGGTTCAGGCCTCTTGCTGTGTTAGATTATTTAGTGTTAGATCTCTGCGACCTGGTTCATCTGCGGCCTCATCTTCAGAGACACCATAGCTCTCTGGGCTGCCTGTACCTCACGGATTTCTTCCGTATTGGTATGTGCAATGAACTGATCTTGAGCTGCTTCGTTCGTGGTATAGAACGTCTGGCGGAAGATTGGTTGATCATCCAGGCGGCATACTACACCGGAGTCACCGGCAATCTTCAGATCACGGTCGGGGTTTTCCGGATTGAACGGACTTAGGGACTCTTTTACGACGATCTTACCGGGCATTTCTTGACCTTCTGTAAAACCAGTTTCTACTAGGTCTTTAACGAGACCCTTGATCAGAGCAGAACGGCGGCTAATCCTCAACCAACCTTGATCGTTGATGAATGAACCAGTTTGCTCTACCCGTACGTAACCGTATTCGGGGTTGTTTTCAGATACACTAATTACGTTGCCGTTCTTGTCGGCAGTTACTACTACTTTACCCATTGTTTAAGGTATTGATTGTGAGAAAATAAAAAGCCCCCAGGAGTTCTTCCGTGGGGGCTCGGTGGGTTAACACCATCTAGGGGACTATTCTTCATCCGGATCGTAGTCTATATCCGTATACGTTATCTTGTCTATGTCAGGTATATCAGTCAGGTCAGGCAGCACATCGGGTGGGTCTTCTGAGTGGGTTACCGGTTCTTTCTTATGCAAGACGGATCCAAACCATGGGTCTTCCAAGGTATCTCCGTAGTTGTAAGCAATAAGGTATTCCAGTTCTTCATCGGACATCTCTAGGTACTGTTCTGTGCTGATCTCAATCACCCGTCCCGTGGGAAGTTGATACAACATCAGGGTAGTATTTATATAAAACTAAGTTCTATATATTATACTACAAAGGTCTACAAGATATTAGGCGGATAATAGGGCTATACTCCGGGCTTAAGACTTACGAGTGGCGTCACGGAGCCTCTTTTTCCAGTAGGCATTGGTCTTATTAATGACCTCTTGACGCTCTGCCAACTTGGTTTCAAGCTGCTTGACCCTGGTTTTCAGTTCCTCGGTTTGATCTTCGGTTCTAAAGAACACTTTACGCAATAGCTTGATCATACAAACTCAATATTTGACATCAACCAACTCCGGAGAGATAAACACGGACTTCACATTCTTCAGATCAATCTGGGTGCCATTGATCATCAGAGTAAACTGCGGCATATCTTGAGCCACCGCAATATCAGCGGCCGGGGCTTCTGCAGGGATACGATGCTTTCTGCTTGCACGCTTTTTACCTGATGTTTTATACAGCGGTTTTACTATACCTGCTTCAACCATTCTTTTTCTTACACTCTGTACCAGGCTGTAAGGAAGACCTGTTTGCTTGGAAATCTTAGTAAGACCGTGCCCATTGATCAGCAGAGTGTGCAGTTTGTTTAGCTCGTCTTGGGGGAGTTTCTTAACGCTGGTCATGACTTGTGTTAATTGACGTGAATAAAAAAGCGTGATACTCTACCACGCTTCATTGAGGATTAAAAAAAAGGACTACTTAGTCTTTGAACTTTTGATACAGCCCGGTAAAGCGGCCGCTGACCATCTCGGGACTTTTCATACCCTCGATCTCTTGAAGCTTAATTTGATCTACCAGGTCACCATCTTCAGTTACCTGTTGACCATCTCGAACAATCTCATAGATAAGGGTCTCTGTGACATGTTCAAACTCCATATTGATGATCAGTACTTCTTTTTGGATCGGAAGATCCTTCCAGTTTTCCGGGACTTCCCCATCTATAGGAGCGGTACGCAGATAAGCTTCTGAAGTCCAGGCTACCCCGTGCGGAGTGATCTTATCCCGGATCTTAGTAGCAATACCGGGTATCATCTTGTCTAGAAAGAGGTCTTTCCCGCGGTCAGATTTCATGATAGAGCTCGGGATCTCAATATGAATAATAGCGTCCCGGACGTCTATCGACTCATCCTTATGAACGCCAAAGATCGCAATATGAGCAGGCATACCTCCCATATCCGTCATCATCCTGGTTATGTTATCCAGGTATGTTTTCTTAAGTTCCTGATACGATTGATCAGTCATATAAAAAGGGTTTAGAATACGAGGCCAGAGTTCACAAAGGACAAGTGGGTTCTTACGGCTTTTTCTCGGATGTAGACAACCTCATCAGTATACTCATCTGTCTTTTCATCGTACTCTTTGATAACAAACTGATCTTCAGAGATTACTTTAGTAATGATACCAACGTGTCTGTGATTAATATGCAAGTTTGAGTTAACGCTATATTCGGTGATATAGTCCGGATGAACGTTGACATAGGTGTTAACCTCTTGTTTCTCACCATCTACCAGCTTGTACACGTTGTACATGTCGGTCTTGTCTGCGTGAATGTTGAAGACATCTTTGAAGTTCTCCGGGCTTTCATCGTGAATGTTAACTTCCTCTACTACGGATTTAACCAGGTCCATGGTGATAATGGGCAGCTCACTGATAAACTTTACCGTAGCGTCATACCAGTGATCATGAACCAGTTTGTCTTTAACGACTTCCATGATGACCGGTAGGGTCAGATCAGAGAAGGTCTTTACGTAACGCACCCGGCTGGGACGCTGGAGCAGATTCTTGTCTACCCGGAGTTCGTTGGTAGTAAGCAGGAAGAACAACCGGTGTTGGGTCTTCAGTGCTCCATCCATGATGGTAAGCAAAGAGTTCTCATAACCGTCGTAGATCTTCTCAAATTCGTCTACAAAGACAACAACATCTTGCTGGATCTCGTTCAAAAAGCTGATCAGTTTACCACTGTGAAAAGACACGATAATGACCGGTAACTCTAAACGGTTGGCAATCAGTTCTGCAGTTACTGTCTTTCCTGTACCCTTTAGCCCGTTCAGAAGAATACCGAAGTTGCCGGTAGTATGTTCCCAGGAGCGGATGACGCGGTCTACAAAGTCTGTTTCTACCCCGTAGATCTTATACGGGAAGACAAACTCTTCTTGTACCTGGGCTAGATAAGGATTTTCAAACTGATCCAGTTGAAACTTGTATACACCTTTAGGTAATAGTTGCTTCTGAGTAGATACTTCACGAAGCATAAAGTTGTTAGCTGACTGCACCCATACGTTGTTCATAGCTGTTGTTTTTAATCTGACCAGGTGTGTTGTTTGTAATAAAGTAGTTTCCAAAAGATTCGTTCACATTTGTCATGGTTGTACGCGCAGACATACTGTGCCAGGGTTGCATTATCTTTATCCGTGTAACCCAGGTTAAACTTTTTACGCAGCTTTGTAGCTGTTCTCCTGTACTTAAACAGGAAGCTTGCCAGACGATCCTCGTGGATAGTAGCTTCCAGGGTGAGATAGTCACCGGTCGCGTCCACTGGTTTTAACCAATGAGATACCTTGAGGTACTCATACATCTCGAACATGTAATACTCTTCAATGATCCGCTCGATCAGGTTGAGGGCCAAGGTTATATCCTTGTTGGCCTTTTCTACGCCATAGTAGCGGTTGTTGGTCACCAGGTTCTCTCTCATGAACTCCAGCTTGCGTTGAAGCAGCGTGAGCATGTAGTGATTATGCCAGTGGTGATTGGTAAACATCACCGGGAACCAGCGGATCGTGTTGTACAGACCCTGGAAGAACCGGCGGATAAATACGGGGATGTAACGATAGCCAAACTTAGACTCCTTTGGAATCCGTAGGGGGTAATACCTTTTCATCGAGATGGTTGATTAAGTCTTGTAGAGCAGGTACATCAGAAGGTTCAAGACGCATCATCTCCCAGTGTCCTTTGATCCCGGTGATCCCCAGGATATACTTCAGACCTACAGCGAGCCGTTTGAAAAACCCGAATGGTTTGAGCTGTACGTAGATGTACACATTGGGCGGGAAAAAGTCGTTGCCCGGTGCCTTACAGATAGTCAGCTCTTTGTGTTTCCTGTTAAGTTGGAAAATCGTTGATCCTTTGATCATCATGATCGGTTTTGGTTAAGAAATCGGTTTCACAGCTTTCACCCTGAC